CGAGGTCACCATCACCGGAAGCCAGCTCACGGGCTGTAGCCAGAAGCGTTTCACGCTTGGCTGTCAGTTGTTCGATATTCATAGTTGTGTTAGCAACTCCAGACGTGCCAGCAGTTCCTGGCGTTCGTCTTTGTCATGGGCTTTCGCCTCGACTACGATGACCGGTTGCGTCTCTGGCTGGTCTGCATCCCGCAGTGAATCCCAGACTACAGGGGCAAGGCGCTTGGCGCTTGTCCGGCTAAGACCGACTGCATCCCGCAGCCGACGTTCAACACCCCGCAGGGATGCGGGTTGTACGCTCTTCATGCCGTGCATGGCATACAAGCCCTTAGCACGTCGAGCAAATTCATCAATGATGGCATCCGCCATGGTCTGATCTGATACGGCTTCGATGGCTCCACAGAGCGCATCGTAGTAGGCTTCAAGCCCTTCGTGGATAAGGTCACCTTCAGACTCATCAAAGACCGACATGGCGTATTCTTCCGGGGACTGTTCCGGCATTGGAGCCATAACCATCTCTTCTTCTTCTTCCATCATAGGCTCCATGCCGTAGTACTCCTTGAGGCTTTTGACGCTGTTACGATACTCGGCTGGTGTTGGTGTAATGCTTGCTTCAGCGATAGGCCAGCGGGTTATCTCAGCTGCACCGCCCATGCTCTTGCGCTCTACCAGATGACCAGCGGCACCGGATGAAAAGCCCATCTTGCCTTGCTTGCAGAGCTTTGCGATCATGCTGCCGTATTCATCGGCTAGATCTAACTGTGCCTCGTACCATAGCCCGACATCGTCCATCTTGATGTAGCCTGTACCGATGCTCTTCTTGCCGACAGCGGCATCCATACCGTGATGGTAGTACACGTTGAGTGGTACGCGCTGACCCTTGGAAACCGGAAAGCCGTAGTCGGTTGAAGCGGTGAAAAAGTCACCTTCAAGGTCAGCGGTCTTGGTATCGCCAAAGCGAACCAGGTAGCCCTTGACGTAGCCCAGCCGGTCACTCTTGATATTGTCTACGGTAGAAGTCAGCAAGTCCATGGCTTCACTATCCCACAGTGCATTTTTCATAGGTAGGTCGTTAGATCCGGTTGGTATCCCTCTAGGTCTCTAAGCGGCAATACACGTGTAGTAGGCCCCCAGTCGGCGTTAGGCACCACGGTTGCCATGTCACTGAGCGGTAGGCCTTCGCTGTAAAGGTTGTAACGGGCAGTGCCTAGTATCTGCTGAGCTTCAAGCGGTGTTAGCCCCTTCAGTATCTCTTCACCGGTGGCAACCTTGGGGCGGGTATCCGGTATAGATGAATCGCCGGTTATCTCTGCCCAGCTGAGCGTCTCCGGCACCATAACGCACCTACAATTTACGTGACTAGGCATGATTTCATCGGTCTTGTGTAATGTTCCCGATAAGGCTAAACACGCTAAACAGGTTCTGGCATCCTGCGTTGCTTGCCGTCGGTAACCTTGCACCGCTGGGTTCTGCGTATACAGTTGCCGTTGTGCTTCACGGGCGCTTCGTATCATCTCGGTACGTGCTATCGTCTCGGCTCGTTGCCTACCGATGTCAGCCGCCTTGCGTACCCGCCGTGCTACCGTGCGCGGGCCTTCACCAAGGCTAATGCCCTGTACCAAAGCCATCTGCATAGCGTCGGTGGTTACTTGAGGGATTGAGTCAAATAAGACCGCCAGAGGGCTGCCATCACCAGCCATGCCGACAAACGCTTGGAGGGCCTCGTCAGGTAGGTTTGTCCATCCCATACCAAGGCTAACGTTGGCTGGCTTTTTTCCCGCTGCCGTTTCAACGAGGCGTTGAGTTGCCTCGTTCGCAAGGATGGCCGATTCGAGTTGTCCATCAGCGGTTATCTGCGCCCCCTCAATACTAAACTTCTTAAGGTTCTTTCCAAGTTCCTCTATGTTGTCTATGATCCGCTGACGCATCCAGAGTATGGTTTCGGATGGCGGTTCTCCGTTTGCTTCACGCTCTGCAATACGTCCTTCTAACGCTTCAAGCTCATCGATGCTGGCCTTCGTTGCGGCTTTGTATGCACGTTGCATCCGGCTGATGGCTACGCCTTCACGCTCCAAAAGGTCGTTGCGGTACTTCTGGGAAGCTGCATATATCCTGCCCGTGCCGCTGTCTACTCGCTTGAGATTTCCTCCAGCGAATACCCGTAAAAAGGGTGGCTCTTATACACTACCCCCGGAGTGCATACGTGGTCGGTGTCAAGGCTCTTGCCGTCTGGCTGCATTGCGTCCCGCTTGGCTGTTGACCAGCGGAACCCGGCATCGCCGCCCCATAAGTCCCAGGCTACACGCCCCGGTGAAGGGAACCCTTCATCACCAGCGTTGAAGCCTTCGGCCTGTTTGTCTACTTCATGCCGTGAAAAGAAAGAGTACATCCGGAGTATCGTGTCTTCGGATAACTTCTCACCGTTCACGATTTGGTTTGCTCGCGCAAGCCCTACCCGTGTGCCGCCGTCAAAGCCTTCCGCTTTCCAGTCAAGCGCTCTTTGTGCCGCTGTCCGCATTGCTTCAGTTGGGCGGAACTTTACATCGTAAGACCGAACGGCTGCACCTTCAAAGCCATCACCGCTTTGTACGGGTATAGCCGTCGGGTGTAGCTGCCCTTCATCTTCCGGCACCGCTTCAAGCCCGGCTATACGCTTGGCTTCAGCCCGATCAATAATGCCCGCCTTATACAGTTTCTCGGCTCTTACCGCTTCCGCTTGCATATCGTCGGCAAGCGCCCTGACCGTTTCAAGGTCATACATAACATAATCACCCTGCTGTGTCTCAGGGTATTCCGGCAGCAGGTCGGCAGTGATGGCATCCGCCAATGTACGGAGCAACGGCACCATGCCATCTTCCCAAGCCGCTTGCTGGGCGCGTTCGTAATTACTGTATGTAGACCGCTCTAAGCCGCTTCCAAGCCCTAAGACCATAGGGTTGATGCCCAGGGCTGAACAGATGCGCTCCTCCGGTACGCGCCGTACAGAGTCAAGCGCAAGCTCGGAAGGAGTAAGGGATACCCGATCCATCTTGTACGCACCGGTCATAACCACGATGCCGCCGCTACCGTCCCCGGTAAGGTCTTCGTGCAGTTGGCGCTTGACCTGCCGAGCATCATCCATAGACATATCAACGCTGGTCTCTTTGGCATCAGGCCCGACGATAAGACTCGGCATAGCACCGTTTGCAAGCAAGCCGTATGCGGTAGTGGATGCCGTGTTGTCGGTGGCAATCTCCCGCAGGACAGCGGTAAGCGGCGCACGGCCGATACGGATGTCACTTGGGTCTCTACCGTACCGGATGTGGATTATGTCGGATACCGGGATGTCAAAAGAGCGCCCGTCCGTGGTGTAGATGTAGTGCGTTAGCGGGTTTATCCCATTGCCTACCGGGCGTACCATGTCCTGCGGCAGAAACTGCAGAGCGGTCACCGTGCCACGGGTGGAAGAGCGTATCTTTCTCAGGTAGGTATTACCAAAGAGCTTGTAGTCTTGAATCACCCAGCCCCAGAAAAGGCTACCCATAATCATCGGATCCGGTTGCGCCATGAGCTGAATGACTGGGTGGTCTTCTACCGGCTCTGCCTGTTGGCTGTCTACCGGTCGGTAGTAGCGTGGCGTGGCTTGTGGGTAGTTCCGAACGTACCAGTCAATCGCACTAGCGACAACGCCATTCAGCCCAAGGTCACCGGCAACCCTAGCCCAGTCCTTCGTGCTTCCAGGGAGCGCCCGGCGTAGCAAAGTCTGCAGCTGACCAGAGCCGTAACCGGTTAGGTAGATGTCCCTAGACTGAGACAACGGCAGCGGTAGTGCCTGTGTAGGATTAGCGGCGGCCTTACGCCCAAGGAAGCGGTCAAAGATACCCATGGCTTCAGTATCCCACAGGACTACACGGCTCCCCAAGAACGCTTAGATCCGCACACCTGCCACGCATAGGCCAGGGCATCTACCACGTCATCATGCCGCCCAACAGGAAAGGATAGCAGCTCATCCTCAAAGTAAGCCGGTAGGCCTTGGCAGTGCATTACTTGGCTTTGCTCGTAGCGGGCTTCCAGAGGCGCAAAGCGGGTCACTTTGTCACGGTCTGGGCGGATGCCCCGGATAGGCAGTTTGGTACGCCGTAGCAACTCCTGCACGACAGCGGCTTGGTATTGCACCTGCTCGATGCCGATCATAGATGGATTCCACTTAGCCGCCATTGCTTCAATGAAGCGTAGCACGCTGGCAAAGTCAGCGCGGGTACGGTTGATGTCTCTAACGTAGATTGTCCCATCGTCACCACGGGAGACAACAGCCACCCCAGTGTAGTCGGCTTCACTCTTAGTGCTGATTGCAAGGTCAACCCCGATGTAGGTAGGCAGGCCTTCAGGGCAATCGCCGTACCGTAGCCACTCCCGCTTGATTCTTGCTCCCGCCGCATCCACGAACTCCGCTAAATACTCCTGACGAAAAGCGATGCTCGGCAGTGACTCACCAGCCTTGCCTACCTCCTCCGGATCTATCCACGGGTTAGCCGTGGTTGGCATCTGCCAGCTCATCCAGTCGGCGTCAGTAGCGGCTTGGTTGTAGAGGGTGCGGAAGTAGTTAGATCCTTTAGGTGTGGAAAGAAAGAAAGCATCTCCCCGGTAGTCGGTTAGTGTTGGGCGGATTGCTTCCGTCCAGGCTTGCTCTAGATGCCTTGCCATTGCCGCCTCATCAATGATTACCCGCTTGTACTTACGTCCACGGGCAACGGTTGAAGGGTCATCAAGCGTCCAGTAATCAATAGCCGCACCGGTGATAAGTTCTATGCGTGGTGCAGGTGTCTGCACAGCTCGCCTAATAACAGGAGCATAGATACGCTTGTGGTCGTTGTATGCCTCTTCAAGCAAGCGGTAGGTAGGCGCAAACCAAGCGCATGGCAAAGCATCCCGGAGAACCGGGTCACTGAGCAAGTTACCACCGAGTGTGGTTTTCCCGAATCTTCGACCTACTCAGCCACAGGCAAGGACGTTGTATCGCCTTGCCTGTGCCATTATCACCTGCTGTGCTTCATGAGGTCGAGGGAGAACCAATCTGATGTCAGGCATTATGGTTTGTCTGCGTACTCCACGATCACCTTGACCGGGCTACCATCTGCGCCGGTCTGCTCTACCCGGCTACTCCAGTCCTGCTTGTGCTTACGTTCAAGCCACCATGCAGCCGCTTGCCATGTTGTTTTAGTAGCATCTTGAATCACTGCTAGGTTGCGCAGCTCGGCTTCACCCTCTGCTTTTTCTATAGCATCCCTAAAATCAACATTTTCGGCTAACCATCTAGCCAATGTTTCTTGTGAGATACCAGCAGCAGCACAGGAAGCCCTGCGGGTGTTACCACCTCGCAGAGCGTCTGTGAGCTTGGCTACCGTTGCCGGTGTGTACTTAGTTGGTCTACCTGCTCCGGGTTGTGCTGCCATCTTGATTAGCCTTTTCTTTCTCAGCCATCTGCTGGATTAGAGCAAAGACGGCTTTATCCATATGCCATGTTTTGCCTTGCTCCTGCAATGCTGGGCATTGTTTGAGTTGCGTAATGATATCTTTTGGCGGGTTTCGTAATCTAATCTTCATCAAGATTCTTCCTGATTTCCGCGCTGGTAGCCCAGAGCATAGCAGCGCGCAGTTTATCCTTGCTGATACCCTGAGCTTTAGCCCTTTTCTTCACATCAGCATACAGCCAGCGTGTATAGAGTTCGTTGTATAGGGCAAGGCAGCCAACCCCCACCAAAGCACCAATAGCAAAAGGTATCATTTGGCAACCTCCCCGGTTCGCGGATCAAGTACAACTACTGCCCAGTCGGTAGCAAACAAATCACCGGGTGACAATGTAAGCTCTTCCATCTGCCGTACGGCTTCACCGGTGGTGTGAACTTCAAAAGCATTCCAGAGTTCCGAGTAGCGCAGGAATACCTGCCCTCCCCAGTCCTGCCGCCATACGGCATTACCGCCACCAGCCATCAAGGCTTGAATCACTTCACTGAATCTCATCTTGTACTTGTCCTATCATTTCAGGGTTTCCGTTGTACCTAACTCGATCAAGCGTATCTTTATCTTTCATGCGAATATTGACGTATGGATGCCTATCAATCGGCTGATTATGACCGTCATAAACGACATTATCCCAACGAACAGTTTTTGTATTTGTATCGTAGGTTCCACATTCCCAGTCATCTGCAGTAATCCAGTCAACATCAACACCGAAACTTGCGATGGCATAACCACTTGGCCCTTCTAGCCAATGTTCTTCAGTAGTCTGGCCTATCCGTACAAACTTCTTATCTTTTCGCCGAATCGCCTTACCATTCAACAAAGCCCGTATGGCTCGATCAAAAGTCATCTAATTACCATCCAGTCATTAGCCATGACATCAGCACCACGGAAGTAAGCAACCCCGGCATGATGCCTTACACCTGCACCGTCGAGCTTGTACATAACCATCTGCCCGTGGCTGATGGCATAGTGGATTCTTGCGCCGTCCCGGCAAACGTACTTGCCATCCCGCATATGCACCAAGGCACCGGAGAAAGCGATACGAGCGGTGTAGTGTGCTGTAGTCGGTGCGAAAGAGGCTACCTCATCGGTGCACATCTGCTGGTATCCAAGGCTTGTGGCATATGCCAGCAGCTCAGGGTCTCTTACCCACTTTTCGACGCTCTGCCGCCGGACGATGTCGTCGGCTTTAGACCATGTCCCGGTGGTTGAGTAAACTTCCATCGCTTGCCGGATGCGTTCTTTCTTTTCTTCTAAACTAAATGCTAGTGCCATCTTTAGCCTCGACTACTTTTGCCTCTGCTGCTGCAACTTTTGCTAGTCTTCGAGCTTGATATTCTTCATAAGCTTTTTGCCTAGTCTCTGGATCCCAAATATCAAACGTACCAATCTTGAAATCCCAATCTCTAGTTTTCAATAAGTATTGTGTTTCACAATATGTAGTGCCTTTGTGAAAGTGATAGATGTCTCTACGTTCATGACCACATTCAAA